GCCCCGGTAGTGGCAAATACTACCACGTCTCCTTGTGACAATTTTTCTATGATCGTAGTTGTTTTTCCCCCGCCTGGCGCGTAATCATGCATTGTGGCTTGTTCTATTAGTGACCGTGTTTCCTGACCATCTAGAGATGATGAGCATAAACCTGTCAGGCGCATCCATGTACTTGCACATGACTGTTTATCAACGTAAATTGTTTCATTGATCGAGAGATTCGCCGTGTTGATGGATCCGGTAGTAATGATTGTTCTTTCTCTATCGATATCAGGGAAAGCAGATATGATAGTGGTTTGCTGTCTTCTTTTACCAATTAACAATTGGTCTCCTGGTTTGAGTATGACAATTTGCGGTACTGTTATAGTTGTCACTTTGTGACTAGTCGATATTGTACATTTGTAGTGTGGTGTGTAATCATTTGTGTCTGTTGCGGTTTGATAAATTCTATTCAAATGTTTCAGTTGTTGTATAATGTCGTAATGGATTAGGTTTTCAAATGATTGTGTTAGATCAGTTGATATGTTCACAATAGGGTTGAAAACCGATTCGAGATGATGCCCTGTTAAATCCACGAGGACTGTGGAACAAATGGCATTGTACTTGGTAGGCACTTTAATTGAAAACAAACCTTGTTTTGGGATATGTTTTGTTTTCACATTATTCGATAGAACGTTATTTTTGTAATTCCAATCTAATCTAGGGTTCTGGAATAACAAGGTATCTACTTGACTATGAATTATTTGTTCGCATAAGATCTTGACTTTGACGGTGTCCTGTTCATCTATTTTGGTTTTAAGGTTTTCTAATTGCTCTACGTTTTGATTGGAGCAGGTCATTATTAAATGGCTGGAGCTATTCAGTTTGATTTGTGCTACGTCCCAATGGTAATTTTCGAGCCACACACAATAGAAACTGTTGTTTGGTTCATTGCAGATAATCTCTATGTGGTCTCCTACTATCCATGCAACGTTTGCATTCACTCTTGGATCACAAGCCCACTTTCTTAAGTCTTCTGCAGTGTGTCCATTTACTTTTTCTGTTATATCCACAAACAGCGACTGTCTTATTGGTTTTTGCCAATTCAATGCTAGTATTAAACAATTTGAGACTGCATCTATTTCATTAAGTGCTTTGACGGTAAAGTCGGTAATTGGTAATCTTTGGTGTCCTCTTGCTGTTAGTTGGAAACTCCACATAGCTGTTGATTCAGATGCATTTGTTTGGTCCATGGTTGAAGCATAAGTGGGGTTCCTATAATTTGCTACTAAGTCCATGTTGCATCCTGTGGATTCTAAATTGTCTAACATTTCAGCTAAGGATTTGGTTTGATTGTGATCGTAATTTTCAACATTATTATCGCAAATAGGACAATCATCTTCGATGAAATCGTGAATCAGTTGTGAGGGGTGATTGACAGCGGTGTATTCTGTATTGCATCTCTCGCAAACTACAATGTGGCCGACTTTGCCTTTTCTACATTTCATAGTTTTGTCCAAAGTGTCCAAGTCTCTTGCTGGTTCTCCGTCCAAGGGCTTGCTCTCCATGTTGCCTTCACAGTGCGGACAATGTCCCACAAATTCTGGGTGATTTGTGCCATGATGAGGGTGGACGTGAGAATACCATTTGGAACAAAGTGAACACTTATGGGCATGTTCATTGCCTTCAAGGTTAATTGACCCAGAAGCGTTTCTGACCCATCTATTGTATTTTTTGTGGAAATATGAATCATCCGGCTTAGTTGATTGTCTGGCTGGCGCGTTTCTTTCTTGTACCTTCATTATTAATTCAAGGTCAAAAGGATCGTCATCAAATTCCTCTCTGGAAAATTCTGCACACCAATCACAAAGTTGTAGGTCATTGTCTGTAGATAAAGTTTTGCAACAAGCACATAAATGCAATTTATCATGGTTATGATTCGAATGGCATTTGTGCGCGCATGCGTGTTCTTGTTGTTTCCTTGACAAAAGACAGCATTGACACAAATTTTCTGATTCATCACAACTGGCCCCACATTGATTACATGCTCGCGGCCCTTGGTGTCCTGTACAAGTTGGGCCATGTTTTGGAAGTATGTTTCTTGGTGAAGAATTCAAATTGTAGACACTCCAGGGTTTAACATCGTCCTGGTATAACCAATTGTCTATTTCTCCGTACATGCTATCGTATTCTACATTGACCATTTGATTACTAAAAAGTCCGATGGCTGTTTTAAGGCCTTGTTGTATTTGAACGAATTGTGGTGATTGCTCCAAGGCTGTCTGTATGGCTATGTTACCGGCTATAGCGGCATACTTTCCAAGATTCCTGAACCATTTTGGCTCAGCCATCCAATTGACAATTGCTGTTCTTTTGATATAAGAAAGTCTGCTATAAACAGCGGCAACATATGCCGTATCTCGCATCACTTCTAGGGAAATATCTCTGGTTCGTTCACTATCGTATCTGCCATATTGTGTTAATGCATATCCCATAGCTCTTGTCAACATAGTCTGGTATGTCATTTCTCCGTTATGTAAATTCATCGCTATTAAAACTCTGAGTAGACCTTTATTTATTTTGGTTTTCTTTCTATATAGCGTTGTCATTATGTCTCCCATAAGACCTTCAGTGGTAGGAAGTGTTAATGTCATTTCCATTTCTTGATTCGAACTAACAGAATACATTTTGTTGCTTAAATCATAATTTTCTCCACTCCTGTTCAGTACTATGGTTGTGTAAGATTTACCAACAATTTGATGCATTATTATGTATACAACGCCGTTAATGTTAAATAACATGTGGTTTTTGCAGGCATCTATTATTCCATGTTCCCAAGTATAGACTTTGGTTGAATTGTTTGGGATTACCACAATGTCATCGCCTATCCTGCGCCAAGTGGATTCTTTGTTTAGCTCGCCAATCCAAGCTGTTGTGTTGATGTTGGGTATCATAAAACTAATAGATTCTTTACCTCTTTTTTCTAGCACAGTTTCGAAGTTAATTGAACCGACAGGTAAATAAGAACACAATACTGTTTCGTCATCATCTATTTTAAGAGTGTCAGCGTGCTCATTGGTTATGTAAGTTGCTGGTGATTCACAACTTAATGTCTCTGGATAAATTTTGGATAACTGGTGGATAGAAGCTATCTCGTGTGCAATCATCGTGCAGTTATTACTGGGTATGATTGTTGTGGGTATCCATTGTATGTATTCCAAATCTTCCATTTTGTTGAGTTCTTGTTCACAACATGGGATGGGCAAATGGGGCACTTTGCTTCTGGCAATTTTATGGGCAATGTCTGTAGTGTCTATTGCTTGTATAATTTCGTCCATTTTGTTAGTCATTTTCGGTTCGTTGCTTTCTATTAGGTTTTTTGATATGGCATTTAGGTATACGCCAAGTCTGGCTTCTGAATTTTGTTTCAATATTTGTCCGATTTTGTCCTTAAGTTCCTGCATGGTGATTCCGACTCTGAAGGATGGTGAAGGTTCTAAGTGATAGTACCCGTCGCGTTGATGAGTGAATACAACTTTGCATCTGGCTCTAACTTCTATGTATTCATACAACTCCGCCAATGGCACGTCTGGATTACCTCTTTTGTATTTATTGGTTCTCCTATCTCTCATTTCGTCTGCGCTCATTCCAGGACTAAAGAAAATAGCCATCATGTTAACGGCTTCTCCAAAGCCACGGAAATACCCTCTTGTTCCTTTAAATTCTGCTGGTACTTTTTCTTTTTCGAAAATCCATTTACCATAATCAATGGTGAGTGGCAATTCTGTCCAACAGTAACTATCTGCTCCGACTTTCGGTTCAAGAGTGTCGACGCTCCAAGGTTTAAATTTGGGTACCCTTTGTTTGAATGGGATTTCTTCAATTTCAGCGATTTCTCTATAAACTTGTTTTTCGGTTTTGATCCGTTCTTCTTCCCACCAGGAAGTTGTTCCATAATACACGTCACCAAAGCGAACTATTAATTTGTGTTTTTGGAACATTTGTTCAGTGGTGAATCCGTAATTAATTGCTAAATAAGCTGGATCAATGATTGTCCACTCTGGTTGGTCTAGACTGTCTAAGAGAGAGTATTCTTCGATGCAAGTGCCTTGATTGAATTGCCAAGGTGAACTAAAGTACCTTTCATCCGCTTCAAATCTGAAACCTAGCAAAATTAACCGTTCATGGATTTCTTGCATTATGTTGCCTTTCGTTGATGAAGTGCATAGATGTTTTGAATTTTCTATCATTTTTGTTTTTTTGATGAATTTTTTCCTATATGGTGTGCGCTCTCGGTCAAGTCTTGTTTTTTTCCACCAATTGAATTTTTTCTTTATAGATTTGTAATTTGCTTTTGACATGTTCATGGCCGATATTTTCTCGTTTATTTTGACACTTCCTATTATTTTAGCTTTTGTAGGTACAATAACAGTAATGCTATGGTGTGTTTTCCCTTTCTTGAATGCTACAATGTTTTGTTTTTCTTTTTTGCGTTTTTCATCTTGTAATTCTTTACAAGAAAGTAATAGTAATACAAAAAGTATTACTATATAAGGTATTAGTGTGGTGACCTGTGGTTTATGTTTTAGGGTGGTTTGTGAACTAATCA